GGATGAAATTTTGACTAAAGACAAGTGTAGAATCTTTTACGGTAATGCACTATCCTTGACATATCTCATTCGGAAGTATTATTTGCCTATTTTGCGTGTCTTACAAATGAATCCTTTGGTTTCCGAATGTGCTGTTGGTATTAATTCACATGGCCCTGAGTGGGAAGAATTTCATCAACATGCCACAAAATTCGGAATGGATCGTTTGTTTGGCGGTGACTATGGTAAATATGATCAAAAATTGCCATCACAGTTGATCTTTGCAGCTTTACGCATTCTCATTGATTTTGCAAGAGAGTGTGATTATTCTGATGAAGATATACGTGTGATGGAAGCAATGACTGGCGATATTGTGTTCGCTTATATTGCTTTCAATGGTGATTTGATTGGCTTGACGGAAGGCACCCACATCAGTGGGAACTCGTTGACCGTCATCATCAATGGTATTTGTGGGTCATTAAATCTACGATGCTTTTTCTATACTCAATACCCATGTGAGAATTTTGAAGAAAGAGCTGTTTTTCGTGATTGTGTTGCTGCAATGACATATGGTGATGACAACATTGGTTCGGTGAAACCTGGGTTTGACAAATTTAATATCAAAGATTGTTCACACTTTCTAGATGAATATGGTCAAGTCTATACTATGCCGGACAAGGAATCCGAACTGTTGAAATTCTTGCCTCCTGATGAGTTTGAATTTCTAAAAAGAGATAGTGTGTATCACCCCAAGCTGGGTGTACATGTTGGAGCATTGCTCGACAAATCTATCTACAAATCATTGCATTGTTTTATGAGAGGTAAGAACTGCCCTCTCACTGAAGAACATGCATGTGCACAAAACATTGATGGAGCCCTGCGTGAATGGTTCAATCATGGTGAAGAAAAGTACGAGAAGCAACGACAATTGATGACTGACGTTGCAAATCGTGCTGGAATTTCTCACATGTGTACTGGACTCAATTTAAGCTATAACGAACGTGCAGCTGATTGGGTCGCAACCTATCAACCGGAGTAAGTTCACTTCACCGTCACTTCGGAGACATTAAATCCGGCCCAGTTTTAAATCTGATGGTAAGCAAAATTAATGCATGTATATGGATACCACGTTTATTTTGATATTTATGTGTTTTGTAGATTAGATGTAGG